GGCCGGGCTGGGAGTGCCAAGCCCTTGAAAGGCTGGAAGGCCGGGGCGGCCGCCGGTGGGCTCTGCCTGCTGGGCCTTTACCTGGTCTACGAAGGCAAGGACGATCTTGGCATCCAGGCCATCCTGATCGGCCTGGGCCTGGTGGGCATCGGACACAAGGTGGAGAAGGGAGCGGCATCGGCGGCCGTGATCGCAGCGGCGAGGGAGCTGGCCAAGGATCGAGCCAGGAAAGTTGTGGCCCTCCAGCACGGCGACTACATACCCAGGCCCCGGCCCTCTGCAACCGATCCGGCTCATAACGATTGATGGACGATGTCGATATCGCCCAGCGCAACCAGGAACAGTTCGAGCAACTGGCCCTGCAGCTACAGATACAGTCTATGCCCCAGGGCGATGCGGCGGAAGAGTGTGAGGATTGCGGGGACGATATCCCCGAAGCGCGACGCCGGGCCGCCCCGGGCTGCACTCGGTGCATAGGATGCCAGCGGCGGTTTGAACGGCAATTAAAGGGGTGGCGAGGATGGAAGTGAATTTGGCGGTGGCCCTGATCGGCCTGCTCAAAGAGATGGGGGGATGGGGAGCGGGGGCCTTACTGGCAATCTTCATGCTGATTCCCCCACTGTTGGGATTTTTGACGGTCATCCTCGGCATCCGCGCCATCCGGTCCCTCGAGCGGACCATGGTGGACGGGATGGCCAGGGTGGAGCTGATCGCGAGCCAAATGGCGATGAAGTACGACAACAATGTCATCCTGGTTGAGGATACCCAGAAACTTGCAAGGGCGACCCAGGCGCTGGTCGACAGCGTGCTTGAGGTCGTCAAGGAAAACTCAAAGGCCATCACCCTGGCCACAGCGAGAATGGAGGGCATGCAGAGACGATGAGCGAACGCCGGATACTGAAGGGCCGCTTGGCCGAGCTGGAAGAACAAAAGAAAGGGCTGGAGGTGAAGTTCCGGTCCAACTGCGAGCGCGTGGGCGAGATCGTCAACCCGCTGATTAATGAACCTGCGGACATGAAGATCCCCGAGGCAGCAGCCTTGATGGATGAGATGGTGATGCAGCAGGCCGAGTTGCTGGGCGTCTCCGCCAAAATCGAAGAATTGCAGGAAGCCCTGTATGGCTAAGAAGGGAGACCGGGCCTGCCTCGAGCCCCAGGCCATGCGGATGTATGCAGAGGGCCGGGCGCTGTCCGATATTTCCGGGCTGCTCGATGTTTCCGTCACCAGTCTGGCCAAGTGGAAGGAAGAAAGCAAGGTTCCGTCCGCCGACATGGATGAATGGGACCGGGCCCGGACGCAGAAGCGGACCAACATTCAGCGGCTGCGTGATCTGTTCGAAGACCAGCTGTTTTTCCTGGAAGGGCTGGACGCGATTAAACGGTCGGCGCCGATGATGGACACCCTCTCTAAGATCGGCAGCTTGCTGGAGCGCTGGGACAAGATGGAGAAAGCGCAGCGAGTGGCGGAAGACGTGGTGCGGGAAGTAAAAAAGACCGGCCTGTCTCCCGACACCGTTGAAGACATCCGCCGGCAGATCCTCGGTATCGGGCAATGATAAAGACCCTGGCCGCTCCTTACGCCTTTCTCTCGTACCAGCAAGCCTGGGCTGCCGACACGGCCCAGGTCAAGGTGATCGAGAAGTCGCGGCGGATCGGGCTCTCCTGGTCCGAGGCCGGGGATGACGCCCTGTTTGCCGCCGGAACCGAGGGCGAGGACGTCTGGTACATCGGCTACAACAAGGACATGGCCGAGGAGTTCATCACCGACTGCGCCGAGTGGGTCAAGAAATATGCCCTGGTCGCCGGAGCCGTTGAGGAAGAAATCGTCAAGGATGAAGACAAGGACATCCTCACCTTCCGGATCAAGTTCGCCTCAGGAAACAAGATCGTGGCCCTGTCGAGCCGACCTTCCAACCTGCGCGGCAAGGCGGGCCGAGTGGTGCTCGATGAGGCGGCCTTCCATGACGATCTCGCCGGGCTGATCAAGGCCGCCATGGCGCTATTGATGTGGGGCGGGCAGGTGCGGATCATCTCCACCCATAACGGCGACAGCAACCCATTTAACGAGCTGATCAACGATATCCGAAGCGGCAAGAAGCCGTACAGCCTGCACCGGGTGACCTTTGACGATGCCCTGTCGCAGGGCTTGTACCAGCGAATCTGCCTGGTGAAAGGCCGGGAGTGGTCGCCGGCTGCGGAAGCCCAGTGGCGGGCAGAGATCGTCGCCTCCTATGGCGATGACGCCGACGAGGAGTTGTTCTGCATCCCCAGCCAGGGCAGTGGCACCTACCTGCCCCGGATCATTATCGAGCGCTGCATGCGGGACGATATCCCGGTGCTGCGGTGGGAGTGTAAGGATGAGTTCGCGCTGCAGCCGGATCATATCCGCCAGGCCGAGGCGCGGGACTGGTGCGACGAGCACTTGGCCCCATTGCTGGCCGCTCTAGATCCGAAGCGCCGCCATTATTTCGGTGAGGACTTTGCTCGAAACGGCGATTTGACGGTGTTCTCGCCTCTGGCTGAGAAAGAAAATCTGACCTATCGCCAGCCTTTTGTGGTGGAGCTGGCCAACATTCCCTTCAAGGAACAGGAGCTGGTCGTCTTTTTTATCATCGACCGATTGGCCCGCTTCACCTACGGAAATTTCGATGCTAGGGGCAACGGCCAATACCTGGCTGAGGTGGCGATGCAGCGGTATGGGATTTCTCGGATTGGGCAGGTGATGCTCTCCGAGGCCTGGTACCGGGCCGAAATGCCACGGTTCAAATCATTCTTTGAAGATGGGACCATCGAGGTCGCCCGCCATGCGGATCATCTCGACGATTACCGGGCGATCAAGATGATCAAGGGCGTGGCCAAGCTGCCCGACACCAAAACCAAGGGGTCGGACGGACGCCAGCGCCACGGGGATGCAGCCATCGCCGTGGCCATGGCGGTATCGGCGACTCGGATGGATGCAGTCGAATACGCCTACCATCCGGTGACCAAACGTGATTTTGAACCGGGCAGCCGCGATATCCGGACAACCGCCGGTTTCGGCGCCATCGAGGGGACCTGGTAATGCTGTACGATCATTTGGGCAGACCGATAAAAACCCAGCAGTTGACCAGCGAACTGGCGGCGCCCAGCCTCACCGGGATCCGCACGGTCTGGGATGCCACCGTGGCGGCAGGCATGACGCCGTACAAAATGGCCACCCTGCTGCAGGGAGCGGCAGCCGGCGATATCTACGATTACCTGACCCTGGCCGAGGAGATGGAGGAACGGGATCCCCACTACCGCTGCGAGCTCTCCAAGCGCAAGCTGGCGGTGGCCTCGCTGCCGGTGACCGTGGAAGCGGCGACCGATGCGCCCAAGGATGTGCAGCTGGCCGACGAGGTCCGCGCCCTGGTCAAGAAAGCCGGATTCCGGGGACTGCTCAAGGATCAGTTGGACGCCATCGGCAAGGGCTTCTCGGTCTGCGAGATCAACTGGTCGCGAGGGGCGAAGTGGATGCCGACCCGATATGACTGGCGCGATCCCCGCTTCTTCACTTTTGACCAGGCCTCCCGCCGACAGATCCGGCTGCTTGATGAAAGCAATATGATGGAGGGGATCGAGCTGGCCCCCTACAAATTCATCAGCCATCTGCCCCACCTCAAGACCGGCATCCCCATCCGGGGCGGACTGGCCCGGGTCGTGGCCTGGTCATGGATGTGCAAGAACTACACGGTCAAGGACTGGATGGCCTTTGCCGAGGTGTTCGGCATGCCACTCCGCGTGGGAAAGTACCAGCCGGGAGCGGACAAAAACGACATCGCTATTCTCAAGGCGGCGGTGGCCAACCTGGGCAGCGACGCCGCGGCGGTGATCCCGGAATCGATGCTGATCGAGTTTATCGAGACCAAGACTACCGGCAGTATTGATCTTTTCAAGACGCTCGCCGACTGGCTCGATGCCCAGGTGAGCCGGGCCATCCTCGGCCAGACCGCAACCACCCAGGGGACGCCCGGCAAACTCGGCGGCGACGATGCCCAGGCCGAGGTGCGAGAAGACATTCGCGACGATGACGCCACCCAGTTGTCCGAGACCACCAACCGCGACCTGGTGCGGCCGTTCATCGACCTCAACTGGGGGCCGCAGGAGAACTATCCGGAGCTGATCATCAAGGCGATCGAGCCGGAGGATATCCAGATCCTGATCACCGCCCTGGAGAAGTTGGTGCCGCTCGGCCTCAAGGTGGAGCAATCGGTGGTCCGCGACAAGCTGGGCTTGCCGGATCCGGAGGAAGGGGCCGATTGCCTCGGGCCGCCGAAGGTTGAAAATCCATCGAAGTTGGATGAATCCGAATCAGATCAATCGAAGCTGCCGGTCCGGGTCAATGCCGCCCGTAACGCCATGGAGATACCCGGATTCAGGTTCACCCCCGAGCAGCAAGCCTTGGAGGCTTTAGCGGATCAAACCTTGGCCGGGGTGGATCTCGGCGCCAACGAGGAGCGGATCCTCCAAGCCGTGCTCGAGGCCGACAGCTACGAGCAGGCCATGGAGAACCTCCTGGCCCTGTATCCGGATCTTGAGATGACCAGCCTCCAGCAACTGACTGAACGGGCCATGGTCGCAGCGGAACTGTTTGGCCGATCGACCTTGGAGGCCCAGTCATGACCGTCCGCATCGAGCCCTTGCCTATGGCCGAGGCGCAGCAGTTCTGGCGCGACAAGGTCAAACTCGGCCCAGGTGAGTTCGCCAAACTCTCCGATGAAGCCAAGGTCAAGGCCTTCGCTATCTCGGGAATTGCCAAGGGCAACGAACTGGACACGGTGTGCACCGCCCTGCAGCGGGCTATCGACCAGGGTACGACCTTTGAGCAGTTCAAGAAAGATTGCGGCGATATCTTCGAGCGCCGGGGCTGGACCGGTAAGCGGGCCTGGCGGGTGGACAACATCTTCCGCACCAACATCCAGACCGCCTACAACGTCGGCCACTACAAACAGCTGAAGGATGACGGCAGCCTGCTCCCCTACTGGCGATATTCGGCGATCAACGATTCGCGCACTCGTCCTACGCACCTGGCCATGGATGGGCGGGTGTGGCCAGCGGAGCATCCAATGTGGGATACCTGGTTCCCGCCCAACGGCTACCGGTGCCGCTGTTCCGTCACCGGCCTGACCAAGAGCCAGGTGGCTCGGCGCGGCCTCAAGGTAGAAGAGATCGACCCGACCAATACCTTGATCGAGCCCGTCGATCCGCACACCGGTAACCGGATGCCGGCACGGCAGTTGCTGCCTGACCAGGGTTTCGCGCACAATCCCGGCAAGGTGGTCCATGGGGGGATAGTCGAACAGCAGACCAAGGACTGGCACCGGTTCAGACCGCTGGATAATTTACGCGGGCCGCAAGATTACCGTCGTCCGGCCTTGGAAAAGGTGCGGCCGGCGACAATCCCCGATCTCGATGCTTCGATGCTCCTACCCTCGGGTTTGAGCGATGCCGAGTACGCACGGGAGTTTGTCAGCCGGTATGGCGAGGAATTGGTGGTCAGCGACGCGATCGGCGAGCCGGTCATCCTCTCGTTGCGACCCTTTCAAGTCGTCAAGGAAGGCGAAGGGCTGGTGCAGTGGAAGTTTAGCAAGCCGGGACACGGTGCCATGATTCCCCTGATCAAGGTGGCCATCGAGCAGCCCTTTGAGATCTGGTTGACGCCGCAAAAAGACGGCTCGGGCAAGGTCAGGCTGTCAAGACGGTATGTCTGTCTCTGGAAAACCGAAGACAAGGAGCGGGTTGGCGGGCTGATGGTGTTCGAAGTGGCGGGCGGTGTGTTGCAAGGGGTGACGGCGTACATGCCCTTGAGCCATGGGGCGTTTGATCTCGACTATGTCGAGAGGCAGCGGCGGGGGCTTTTATTGTACCCGGCAAAGGGGCGATGATCGGATCGGCGCACGATCCGACACGTGACAGCCTCCGCTCGCAGGGTGGCCCCCCTGACTGTCACGTCCCAAGGAGAATATAGCCTCTGCTCTGGGAGAAAGCAAGAAAGCTTCAAAAACGGTCTGTAGTCGATCTTGGAGACCACCCGTCCCGAAGGCCGGGCCGATAGGGTCGGGTCGAATACAGGAAAGACTAAAGATAGTTTAAACGGGGTTCCTTGTGAGCGGGCTGACTTACAAAATTGATGACGCCGAGTTGCAGGAAAAAGTGGGAGAAATCAGCAACCGGATCCAAAACCGGAAAAAAGCGATGGAGGCCATTGGTGTCCTCGCCCGGGAATCGGTCCGGACTAACTTCGAGGTTGGAGGGCGACCCAACAAATGGCCGGCTCCCAAACGTCGCGACGGCCAGCCGTTGTTGGACACTGGCAAGCTAAAAAACTCCATTGGCAAGCAGGTGGACGGCGACACGGTCTACGTCGGCACCAATGTGGTCTACGCAGCCGTGCATCACTTCGGCGCCAAGAAAGGCAGCTTCGGCTCGTTTGCAGTCAAAGTTGATGCTCACCAGCGGATCGTCAAGGAAGCCTTTGGCAAAGAGCTCAAGTTCCCGGTGGCCGCCACAGTAAAAGGTCACACCCGCAACGTTAAACTGCCATGGGGCAACATCCCGGCTCGACCGTTCATGCTGCTGCAGCAGGAAGATCTGGGCGATATCAATGAACTGCTGTCCAACTGGATAATGGAAGGGAAATTATGAAACTGGTAACCGCGCTGAACAGCCTCGAAATCCCCGGCAATCCCCAGGGCGATGTGCCGAGCATGGTGGAGCTGATCCCGGCTGGTGATATCGTCGGCAGAGACGGCCGGTCATGGGTCAACTCTGCGCCCGATTCGGTGCTTGAGACCTTTACAGCTGCGGGTATGGATCTGCCGGTGGATATCGAGCATGCCACCGAACTCAAGGCTCCCGCCGGCGATCCGGCCCCAGCCGCCGGCTGGATAAAGTCCCTGCATAATATCCACGGCGCCATCTGGGGCCGTGTCGAATGGCTCCCTACCGGCAGGGATCTGATAGCCTCTAAGCAGTATCGCTACCTGAGCCCGGTCATTTTGTACAAAAAAGGCAGTGGCGAGATCTCTGGTCTGACTTCGGTCGGGCTGACCAACCAGCCGAATCTGCACCTGCAGGCCCTCAATCATAACATCGGGATCCAGTATCCCAAGGAGAACCCTATGCACAAAGCAATGCTGGCGGCCTTGTCGCTGCCCGAAAACTCCACCCAGGAACAGGCGTTGGCCAAGATTGACGGCCTGAAGGCCGATCTGGCAGTGGCCCTGAATCATGCCCACGCCCCGAGCCTGGAAAAGTTCGTGCCACGCGGCGATTACGATGCGGCGCTGGCCAAGGCCACCAACTCCGAACAGCAATTGGCCGCTATCCGCGAGGAAAAACTTGCCGGTGAAATCGAAACGGCCATCAATGCCGCCCTCGAGGAAGGGAAGATCACTCCGGCAACTGCTGACTATCACCGCGCTCAATGCCGCCAGGAAGGCGGTCTGGAACGGTTCGGCGACTTTTGCAAGGCGGCTCCGGTAATCGGCGAACCGTCTGGGCTCGAGGGCAAAAAAACGCCAAAGTCAGACAAGGCGCTGAATGCAGACGAAAGGACGATCTGCGAACGGCTTGGGGTCACGGAAGAAGAATATCTCAAAGCCAGCGCGTAACCAGGACATCCTCCAAGGAGAAACAGGATGAGTGCATTGACAAAGGACAGAGACACCAAGGAGCGGAGCGGCCAGAAGGTCAAGCTGGCAGTGGCCGCGTCGGTAACCTGCTTCGCCGGTGGATTAGCTGCGCGGGACGGTAATGGCCGGGCTACTCCCGGCGCGGTGGCCACCACCCTGCGAGGGGTCGGTCGATTTGCCGCCCAGGTCTCCAACGGGTCAACGGCAGGTGCGGTCGACGTTGAAATCGAAAAAGGTATCTTCCGCTGGGGAAATTCCTCCAGCACCGATGCCATCACCACCGCCGACATCGGCAACGACTGCTACATCGTTGACGACCAGACCGTAGCTAAAACCTCCGATACCAATTCCAGATCGGTGGCCGGGAAAGTATTTGACGTCGACAGCAGCGGCGTTTGGGTCGACATGCGCTGAGCGCAAACCATTCTTTTAAGGAGAGTATAAAATGATCATTAACAGCGGCAATATCGCCAGCGCCACCAGAGGGTTCAAGGCGGTCTTTCAGCGCGGCTTTGACTCCATCCAGCCGATGTATGCCCAGGTCGCCACCACGGTGCCGTCGACAACCCTTATCGAGGATTACGGCTGGATTGGTCAGATTCCTGGCATGCGGGAGTGGGTAGGCGATCGCCAGATAAATAATTTGAGCATGCATGACTACTCGATCCGCAACAAGAGCTTCGAGTTGACCGTGGGCGTGGACCGCGACCGGTTTGAAGACGACCAGTACGGCATATTCTCTCCGATGATGGAGTCGCTGGGCTATGAGGCCCGCATTCATCCGGACAAGCTTGTTTTCGCCCTGCTGGCCGACGGGTTTGCCTCGCTCTGTTTTGACGGTCAGTATTTCTTCGACACTGATCATCCGGTGCTTGATTCGGCCGGGATAGCGACATCTGTGAGCAACTATCAGTCAGGGTCAGGAAACCCTTGGTTCCTGCTGGACACGCGGCGGCCGCTGAAGCCGATAATCTTCCAAGACCGAAAAAAGCCCAACTTCGTCATGCTGAACCGGGAAACCGACGAGAACGTCTTCATGAGCAAAAAGTTCCTCTACGGTGTGGATTCGCGATGCAACGTCGGTTTCGGATTCTGGCAGATGGCGTATGGCTCCAAGGCCACACTCGATGCCGGCAACTTCGAGACCTGTTACGACGCCATGGGCGCATTCAAGAAAGATCTCGGGGAGCCCCTGGGGATCACTCCCAACCTGTTGGTTGTTGGCCCGTCCAATTACAGCGCCGCCAAGAAGGTGATCGAGGCCCAATTCCTCGCCGCTGGAGCGAGCAACACCAATTACAAGGCGGTTGACCTGCTTAAGGTGCCCTGGCTGGCATAACCTGCCGGCTTGGGCGTAATCTAACGAGAGGACGTGACATGGTCGAAATTACGAGCAAGAGAGATGGGTTCCGGCGGTGCGGTTTGGCTCACGCCATGGCGACCACCAATTATCCTGCTGATCGATTCTCTGCCGATGAGCTGAGCACTCTGCAGCAGGAGCAAATGTTGGTGGTAACCATTGTTCCGGACAAACCCGGTGGCGGCGGCAGCAAGGAAAAGATCAGCGCTGCCGAGGCGATCGCCAGGGCGGGTGCGGCGGAGAGCGTTGACTTGCTGGATGCAATGCTATTGGGAGAGACCAGGCCAACAGTGCTGGCGGCTATCGAGTCTCGCCGCCAAGACTTGGTAGGGGCTGAGTAACCATGGGATATGCGACCAGGGGCGATATTGATAACCGGATCAGCCAAAGCGAGTTGGTCCTTTTGACCGACGAGGGCGGCACCGGTGCTGTCCAGGATGACAAAATCAATGCTGCACTTGAGGCGGCGGATGTGGAAATCGACAGCTACCTGGCCGCCCGCTACCCCTTGCCGTTGGTCGCCCCCCAGCCGTTATTGACGACACTGGCTGTGGATATCGCCATCTGGAATTTGTACGGAGTCGTCGGCGATGCCTCCGGGGTTCCCGAGGTCCGCAAGGAGCGCTACCAGGGGGCGGTCAAGACGTTGGTAAGGTTGAGCAGTGGCAGTCAAACCCTGGGCACATCGCCGCAACAGGCAGGCTCTGAAGCGGCGGTGTTCTCGGGGCCAGGGCGCCTTTTTGGCCGCGATAAGATGAGGGGCCTGTGAACCTTTTACTGCCGGAGGTGCAAGCAGTGCTTCGGCGGATGGCCCGATTCAATCGGCCAAGCGACTGTTATATCACTCCCCATGAGAACTGGATGCCCACCGGTACCCGGCAGCCGTGTATCGGCATCAAGGATGCTGGCATCACCCGGATGGAGCTGACCTGTGGGATCATCGAGCTGACGGCAACCGTTGACTTGGTGGGGTTTGCCCGCATGACTGTCGATGGCGGGACCGCAATCGTCGGCAATGAGGGTGTTTTCCCTTTGCTCGATGAGGCAAGCGCACTCCTGTCGACCTTTTGGGATCAAGGATTCACGGGTATCCAGGGGGTGAAAATCGGCATGGATCGGCCGACTGAATTGTATCAGGCGGAAAACACACAATGGATCGTCAAGCTGGTGCGGACCATGATCTACACCGTGCAGAGATGAGTTACCTGGAGGGGTTTATGTGGCAATTGAAAAAGAATCAACCACCCTTTGAAATGGTGGACGGGCCGATGGTGGGCAGGAGTTTTTCCCACGGCATTGGGTACCAGGAGATCCCTGACGGGCTGAATCATCGGTTCGAGCACAGCGGCGAGGTGATCATCGAAAAGATGCGCCAGGAGGAGACCGCTGCTGCTGCCGTAAACGACAGCGAGCCGCAACCGACGGAATCGGCCCGGACCAAGGGCCAGAAAAAAGATAAGGAGATGACCGATGCCTAATTCGCGAGCCGGGCTCAACCTGACCGCTGTCTCCGCAAACGCGAAAGAGACCGCAATCAACACCCCGCAGACCCTGGACACCACCCTGCTGATCGACGTTGGCGATTATCTCAACCTCGACGTGCGCCGGGAGAATAACGCCGATGAGGCCAACGGCCGGGAAGAGGCCGATCTCATCTATGACAACGGCGCAACCGCCTCCGGCAATTTTACCTTCAATAAATTGCAGCCGCACCAGGCGGCCTTTATGTTGGCCTTCGGCCTGGGCAACGTCGTCACCACCGCCGCCGGATCTGGATACCTGCACACCATCACCCCGATCAGCGGCGATGTGGACATGGACCGGTCCAACCCGAGCTTCACGGCAGCGCAGCGGATCGGCCAGACCATCAACAAGCGACGCCTGGCCAGCTGCTTCATCGACAGCCTGAGCCTGACCATCGCCAAGGGTGATTGGATCAAGGGGTCTGCCTCGATCAAGGCCACCGGTCTCTTTGCCGATACCGTGATTGAGGAGGAGGTCACCGCGCTTGATAATGTCACCAGCCTGACCCTGGCCGGTGCGGTGCAGGGGGCAACGGCCGCCGAGCGACTGGACTCGGTCCAGATCGTCCGGGCCACTGTGGGCGGCGGGGTCAAGTTCGCCACGGTCTCAGCGGTCTCCGGCGCCAACCCGGCGGTGCTGACCATCGCCTCACTGGCCGGAACCGGGGTGTCGACCACCTACAAGGTGTTGTACACCCCCACCGAGCCGGCCTGGGCAACCTTCCCCCCTCGGATTATCGAAACCATGCTGAAGATGGGGCAAGCCTGTCTACACCTGGGAGGCACCTGGACCGGGACTGAATTTGTCGGCGGCAAGGCCATCGGTAGCGAGATCAAGAGCTGTGAATACTCGCTGTCCAATAACCTACAGGTGGAGTTTACGCTCTGCGCCGGCGGGGCCTATGCGGGCAAATGTTTCCGCGATGGCCGCAGCCAGACCATCAAGCTGAGCCGCGAGATGCGCAACATGCTCCTGCAGCAGTACATGGCCACGAATGAGTATTTCGGGCTGCATATCATCTGCGAGGGGGTCGAGTTCGACACCGGCCACAACTACACCCTGGAGCTGATTTTTCCGCGCCTGGGGCTGCTGAGTGCCCCGATATCCACCGATGGCAAGCGGATCGCCGAGGCCGGCGACCTGCAGGTGCTGCAGGACGGCACCTATGGTTCGGTTATCGCCCGGGTCAAGAACCTGGTCAGCGCCTACGCGGTCTGACCCTGAAACCAATGCCGCCCGAAGCTCTGTCCTCCCGCTTGGTGGGCAGGGTGGACGGCGGCACCCTTTAAAAAAATCCACCAAGCAAAACGGAGAACTCAATGCCTAGAATTGTCGGAGCAGCACAAAACGAACTGATTTTTGATGACCCCATCTCGGGGAGCGAGCTCGGCCTTTACTTTCGGATGCCGACCACCACTGAGCGCCAAGGCTACGTGAACGCGGCCGTGCAGCGCAAAGGCAAGAAGGTAACCATGCACCACGCCGAGGCCCGGATGAGATTCGGCCTTAAAATCCTCACTGGTGTCCGGGATGGCGACTTTGTGCGGATGCAGGGCAAGGATCAGGTGCCCATGTCCAGCGATCCCTCCAGCCCGAATTATTTCTCCGGCTGGAGGGAGGAGATTGAAAAGGATTGCGGAGATCTGGTGATGGCGCTGGCCGGGCAGGTCTTTGATGGCTCGCCCTCCCTGGTCACCCAGGATGACGATGACGAGCCTGATGCCGGTGCCGGCAGCGAACCGGAAGAGGATCTGTCGGGGGAATAAAAGCAGACCTCGAAGCCCTCAAGCGGGGTCTGTGCACGCCGGACGAGGAATCAAAGTGCCGGGCCGAAAACGTGGGGGACGACGGCGACGAAACGGCGCTTGAATGGGCCTGTGAAAACTGCCCCAAGAAACGATCGAGCGACCTCAACCCCTACACCCACAAGCTGTTACGCCTCCGGTCCTTACAGGCCGGGGGCTATGTGATCGACAACGACGAACTCTCGGCCGAGGAATGGATGGACCTGGGCTGGATCAAGCAGGCCCTTGAACCCCCAAAAAACTGCCCTTTAATGCACGGTTAAATCATGAATTCATCCACGCTGAAAATTGCCATTGAAGTCGACGATAAAGGGTCTGTGAAGATCCGTCAATTTGGCAAGGATGCGGCGGTCGCGGGCGCCGAGGCGTCGCGTGGTTTGGGGTCCGTGCACCAAGCATCAATGAAGGCCGAGGGAGGGATTACGAAGGCGAGCGCGGCGACGTCGCTGATGAAGTCTACCCTCGTCTCCCTCGCCTCAGTCATGGCCCTGGACAAGCTCATCGAATTGGCCGACGCCTACACCCGCATCGAAGGCCGCCTGAAGCTGGTCACCGGCTCGTCTGCCGAGCTGGCATCGGTGCAGACGGCCCTCTACGACATCGCCCAAAGGTCCCGAACCGAATACATCGCCACCGCCGACGTCTACAGCCGATTCGCCCAGGCTACCAAGGGACAGAATATCGCTCAGTCTGAGCTTTTGACGATCACCGAGGCCCTGAATAAGGCCTTTGTGATCTCCGGGGCAAACACCCAGGAGCAGTCGGCCGCAATGGTGCAGTTGTCCCAGGGTTTTGCTTCGGGCGTACTGCGTGGTGATGAGTTCAACTCGGTGATGGAGTCCGGCGGGCGGGTCATTGACATGCTCACGGCCTACACGGGCAAGAGTCGCGGCGAACTGCGCGCCATGGCCGAGGCCGGGGAGATCACCGGTGATGTGTTGCGCAATGCCATCATGGCCGGGGCGGCCGGGGTGAATAGCGAATTTGAACGCATGCCGGTGACTGTCGGCACAGCCAGCGAGAAGCTTTACAACGCCCTCAGCGCGCTTGTGGCAGACGCTAACAAGGCGTCTGGTGCGACGGCCGGAATTGCCAGCTCGATTGATGGGATTGCGGACAGTATTGACCGGAATCGTGCGGGGATTATCGGTTTTTTTAAGGAAATGGCCAACGGGGCCATTATTTCCCAGGGCGGCGCCGAGATGATGGCTGAAGCCGCTGGAGCAAGCATCAACAAGATGGCCGCTGTCGTTACGGCGTCGGGGAAAATCAAAAAAGAGATTGCCGAGATAGAGGCTAAAATCGCGGTTGTCACGTCGAACGAAAGCATGCTGCCAGGTGTCAAGGCCGAGAGTTTGCGCATCTACGGCGAGCAAATCGCCACGCTCAAAGATGGGATCAAGGACCTGACGTCCTCGGCATACGTCACCGGCGAAGCGGTCGGGAAAAGTATGAATACGGTGGTGACTGCCACCAGGATGGCAGCGGAAGGGAACAAGGAGTTGGCCTTCCACCTCCTCGGCGTGAAAACCCAGTCCGAAAGCACCATGAAGGCCACCGAGGAGGCCCACGAAAAGACCATCGCCTACACCGAGACCCGCCGCGAGGCGCTGGCCCGGGAAAGAGAGGAGATGCTCAAGGGCGCCAGGAACGATGCCGAGCGGGCTAAGGTGGAACTGGCGTATCGGGCCAAGGTGGCCGATCTGGATGAGCAGGAAAGCAAACGGGCAGAAACGGCGTCCAATAAAGCCGAGTCGGCCGCTAAAAAACTGGCCCAAGAGCATCAAGCCGTCCTCGACAAGCTCCTGCCCCTGGAGGCCGAGCAACGCGAATACAACAAGCAGCTGGACATCCTCAACAAGATGGCCCCGGCGCTCACGGCTGAACAGTACAAAACAGCGCTCGAAAACCTCGCGTCCACCTTGTCTGTCAACGCAGAGAAAACAAGGGAGTTAAAAGCGGCCCGGGAATCATTGGCAGACTGGGATGTGAAGGTTGCCCAGGTCAACATGAGCGCTGCGGGAAAAGAAATCGATGATCTTCAGCGGGCAAACGCACTGATCGAGAAACGTATCGAGCTGCTGGTCGCGTCCGGCGACATAACCAGAGATGTGGCTGATCAATACCACCAAGCCTTCGGCGTCCAGCTCCAGCGCGACATTGGAGCGGTGAACGAAAAAACATCTGAAATGTCAAAGATGTTTGAGGACGTGGCCAAGAACATCCAGAGCGGATTCGCCAGCATGTTCGAGGATATCTTCTCTGGCGGCGCCAACACCATGCAGCAGCTGGTCGGCAGCATCAAGGCCATGTTTGTCAAGATGTTGGCGCAGCTGGCCACGATGGCAATTGCCAAACCCATTATTATCCCCATGATCGCCGCAGTCGGTAGCGCCATGGGAGTGTCAAACGCGGGGATCGCCCAGGCTGCCGGTACGGATGTGGGAACGATCAACAATCTTACGTCGACGGGGACATCATTGCTCGGGAGCGCAGTCACGGGCAGCTCCTTGTCGGGGTACGCCTACAATACATCGGCCCTCACCAGTGTCGCCGGGCAGGAGCTGGCGGTGCAGAACGCGGCGATATTCGCCGACAATGTCGGGGCCACCACCCTGGCCGAATCGATCTCTGACATGTCCACGTCGGCGTTTGCCGGCTGGTCTGCAGGGATACTGACGTTTGTGTCTGGGTTACTCAGCGGCGAGGACTTCGCGAAGGCCGCCGCCAAGGGTGTCGGGGCAGGTGTTGGGGCATGGGGGGGGATGAAGGCTGGGGCGGCGATTGGGACGTATATCTGGCCAGGCGTTGGAACCGCTGTAGGAGGGGTTATAGGCGCGGCTCTCGGGGCAATCGCCGGCTCCAGCATCATGGGGTCGATGTTTAAGGAGAAAGAAGACGATTTTGGCGTCCCGCAGTCGGTAGCCGCCGAGAACTCCCATTACACCGCAGGCAAAGGGTTTGTCCCCGAGGCTCATGTCTACGACCCTAACTTCAACGAGACCGCCCAGTGGTATCACCCCATCCTGTCGGCCTATAGTTCGACCGTGGCCACGATCCAGGACTCATTCGACGAGACGCTGAAAGAGTTTACGGCGACGCTTCCGGCAGAGATGCGGGATCAGATGATGGCCGAGTTGGCGTCTACTGATATGACCGCTATCCTGGCCAAAGCCTCGGAAGGCGAGTGGAAAGCCAAGGACGCTGAAACCGCGCTGAAGCAGATTGCCGAGGCTTATGCCAAAGGGCTCGACGCAAAAGTGAGCGAGGTCTATTCCCACGCCCTTGGTGATTTTGTCTCCCTGAAGGGGGCCGGCGGCCTGCTGGAGGACACCGCCGCGTGGGCAATGCTCACGGACCAGGTGCAGGCGAACATAGAAGAGGCATTCTCCGCCGCTGCGCTCCAGATCAAAGGCGGCGACATCGAGGCAGGGACCGCTGCCATCTCCAGCGTCTCGGACATCATCGCCCAGATCGGGCAGGCCATGGAGCCTATCCAGGAGATCATCGACACCAACGGGTTGAGCGAATACGAGCTGGCTATCCGGTCCATCAACCTCCAGTTTGATGGCTACTCCGAGGCCCTGAAGACCGCCGGTGTGGATATGGCAAAATACACCCAGCTGGAGGAGGCCAGGGCAATCGCCTTGAAAAAGGTGGTCGAGCAGCAAAGGGATCTCGCCCGCGCCGAACTGGCCACCGCCGGCGAGAAGGTCACCGGCATCCTGAAAACCATCGCCGACCAGGTGCAGGCGTTTGCCGACCGTGCCAGCGCCGCCGAGGCCGTCGTGGCCACGGCCCGGGACAATATCAGCGCCGGCCTGTGGGCCGCCCAGGACGAGCAACTGGCCGCCCAAGAAGAGGTCAACGCCCTGATCAAGGAGGCCGCCGACAACCTCCGGGCCTTTGCCGCAACCATTGACGATTTCCTCGCAATCATCGACCCGTCCACGTCAAGCACCGCCAGTTTGGCCAACCTCAAAGACCAGCTGATGGTTACCTCTTCGGCTGCCGCCGCCGGCGACGCCGATGCCCAGACCAAGCTCCTTACCCAAGCCCAGGCCGTGCTCAACCGAGCGGAGCAGACCAGCACCAGCGCGGTGGAATATGCCAGGGCCGAGGCCTTTGTTCGCCAGCAATTACTCATGGTGCGCTCGGCCATCACTCCCGGGGCCGATGAGGCCGCGACCTCCATAGCCAGTCCCATGGAGCAGGCTCAGGCCGCCCTGGACGCAGCCAATGCCAAGGTTGCCGAGTATCTGCAGCTGGCCCTTGAGGCCGGTGCCAATACCGACCGGACCCTGGTGATCGCCGCTGATTCGGTCACTGGTCTCACCACGGCGTACAACGAGGCCGTGGCCGCCAATACCCAAGCCCAGGCCGAATACCAGGTGGCGCTGGAGTTGACCAAGGGTCTCACGTTTGATACCTCCACCGAGATCGAGCAATTAATCGCCAATCTCGACGCGTTTGAGGTGGCCACAGACGATTTTTTAACCTCCATTGTCGGCTCTGTGAATACCACGGATGGCGCAGCCGCAGCGATCGCCGCAGCCCTCGGCCTGACCGGCACGGCAGCAGAGGCCCTGGCCTTGGGCCTCAGTGATCCGGCCCGGTCAGCCGGTGTTTTGGCGGTGCTGCTGGGACTGCCGGGCACATCGGCCACGGCCCTCGCCGCCACACTTGGGCTCACCGGTGCCGAGGCCGACATCTTCAAACTCAGGCTGACCGGATTGACCAGCGACACCTTCATTTTGACTACTCAGTTCGGCTTGACTACCGACGCCGCCCAGGCGTTGCTTGACGGTCTCAATTCGCCGGTCGACTCCCTTGCCACTTTGGATGCTCTTTTCGGATCCGCTGGCGACCAGGTGGGGGTGCTATCCGGAATGCTTGGCATCACAAGGGATCAGGTCGAATCTCTCCGGGAGGGGATGGCGTCAACCACGCTCGAATCGCTAGGCCTAGCCGATATTTTCGGGGACACTGGCATTATCGCGGTGACGCTAGGTGATGCGTTCTCTGGGATCGATGCGGACAGATTGGCCGATCAGTTCGTCGGCGCAGGCGGAGCCGCCGAGTCGGTCGAGGCATCCTTTGTCGGAGCGGATACCGCGGCGACCCTGTTGGTCAGGTCACTTGGCGGGTCGACAGCGGCATCCTCACTGCTTGCTGCCACCCTAATGGGCAACGAAGATGCCGCATCGAACCTCGGAGTGTCGTTCAACACCGTGCAGGAGGTAGCCGGATCACTGGCCGGCCAGCTTGGCCTGACCGGTGCAGCCCTTGCCAGCCTCACCACCGTGGTCAACGACATAAGTTTAGGCGGCAATGCTGCGGTTCCTGCAGCCGCGACACCCTCAGCCATTGATGCCATTTACCAGGTCCTATTCGGTCGCGATGCAGACCAGGCGGGAGAGCAGTACTGGATGGACTCCGGATTTTCCGGCTCGACCCTGTTTTCGGCGATTCGCAACGGCGCGATCGGAGCTGATATTGCCACCATGCGGCTCAGAGGCTACGCCACCGGGACCAACTATATGCTCCATGACGGTCCAATCTACGCACACGCCGGAGAGACCATTACGCCTAAGCCTTTTGTGGACTTGGAGCGCTCCGAGCGGGCCGAAACCAATGCATTACTGCGAGGAATGAGGACAGAACTTGAGAAGCTGCGAAAAACGGCCGAATCAACCGAGGACGTGTTGGTTAAGGTCACCAGGGGCGGCAGGGCTGTGCGGACAGAGGCAGCCGCATGAGAGCGACCCTGCCCCTCGAAATCACCCCCATGATGGTGCTCAGCAGCTCTGCGCCTGAAATTCATACCCCCCCCGAATGGGATTCGGGCGAGACCTACCCGCTTGGCGCGATCCGCAAGGTAGCCGGTGATTATAAGATCTACGAGTCACTGGAGCCAGATAATCAAGGAAACCCCCCTGGAGTGTCGCCCCTTTGGTGGCGAGTACTCGGGCCAACAGAGACGCCATACAGCTCACTAGCCACCTATCCTCTGGGTGCCACCTGCTCGCACGATCGGTGGTGTTTCGAGTCTCTCGCGGCGGACAATACCGGGCACCCCCTGCCGGTATGGCCTGAGAGAAAAACGGCATGGTGGATCAATGTGGCCACTACCAACAAGTGGGCCATGTTTGACCTATCCAGAACCACCCAAACCGTCACGGAAGGGCCATTGACTGTGCGGGTGGCCTTGCGGCAGCGGGCAAACACCATCGGCATCGGCGGGATGCGAGGCAATAGTCTGGAGATCAGCGCCACGTCGGTCACTGGTGGCGGGGCGGTCTATCCAAATGGCCACTCACGGTCCAAAACGGGGGTTTTCGACCTGAACACTCGCCAGGTCAACAATTACTATGAGTTCGCCTTCGAGCCGTTTTCCACCCGGGCAAGCCATGTGATATTCGATCTCCCTCCGTATTCTGACATCATCGTCACTGTGACTCTCTCCAGTAGCACCGGCAACGTCAAGTGCGGGTCGATGGTGTTCGGGACCTATATTTTTATCGGTTCCGTGATCGGCCCGGTGGTCGCGGACACCAGAGGGTTCACGGACTACACCTACGACAATTACGGCAACAAAGAGATCGTGGTAAAGCGCTCTCTGCCGTTGGCGAAATTAAAGCTCAGGTTGCCGAGTTACCTGCTCAACAAGGTGAATGCCGCAAAAATGGAGCTCGAAGGTAAGGTGGCCCTGTGGACAGGGCTCGACGACCCCGCCCTGGACTGGTTCGACACCCTGCAAATCTTTGGAGTGTGGACCAAGTTCGCTTTTGGGAACAAAACCAACAACCATGTCGAGATCGACCTGGAGACAGAGGAAATGTAATGCCGATTCCGCTTTTTGAAGATATCCCCTCCGTGCTTGACCCTGACAACTTCAATCCCAAGATGGAGAAATTGGTCGGCAATCTCAACCCCTGGACCCAAGCGCTCAACGAGACCGGGTCTGCCTTCGCGCTTGGGATGCGCGGCTCAAGCACCTCATCGCTATCCCTCGAGGAGGGGGAACAATCGCTGATGGTCGAGCCAAATCTCGGCTACACCCCAGGCATGGATCTCGTAGTTGCCTACACCACGGTCCCGACCATGCGTATGCTTGGAACCGTGACCAGCTACAATGTTGCCACCGGGGCGCTGGTGGTGGCTGTGTACAGTGCTGTCGGCACGGGAACTTATGCCGAGTGGAGCATCAGCATGACCGCGGCGGTTGACCCTGCCCAATTTGTCACTCCGGGCGGCAACCAAACCCTGACCGACAAGACCATCGACCTGTCCAACAACACCCTACTCGCCACCTCAGCCCAACTGGCCGCCGCCATCACCGACGAAACCGGAAGCGGCCCGCTTGTGTTTGCTACCGCTCCTTCTCTTGTCAGCCCGGAGCTTACGGGCACCCCGACCTCGCCAACTGCTGCTGCGGGCACAAACACTACTCAGATCGCCACCACCGCTTTCGTCTCCACGGCAGTAGCGAACTTAGTCGCGTCATCGCCGGCTGCTCTTGACACGCTTGACGAGCTGGCCGCTGCTCTGGGCGATGACACAAACTTCGCCACTAATATCACCAACGCTCTGGCCGCAAAAGCCTCTCTTGCCTCCCCGGCGTTCATCGGCGGCCCCACGGCACCGACGCCGGCAGAGGGGACCAACAACATTCAGATAGCCACCACTGCCTTTGTGCGCGCCGAAATGGTTTCAGGGAAGGCGACTTTCACGGCCAGTGGGGCCATCGCTGTCGGTGACGTGGTAGTGCTGAATAGTGATGAGACAATCAGCACGGTAGGATCGACGACAAATGCCGGAGCGATGGGCAGTGAGCAGGTGCAAGTCGCCTCATCGGTGCTTTACTACGACAAGGTGCTTCCTATTCCGGGCACCGACAAGATCGTCGTGATGTACTCAGACTATGTCGCGGTCGGAACCGTTGACCCGGTGGCAGGCACTGTCACCATGGGTACGCCTGTTCCTTTTCCATACTCTGACTCCGCCAGAATGGCGTGGCATGAAGGTGAGGGCAAGCTGGTAATCGGATTCATCTCCTCTAGTATGTATCTCGTTATCGGCACAATAACCGGGACTTCTTTATCGCTGGGAACTGCGGTGGCCGGCGGGACCGCTTCTGTCCCGTCGACTTATGGCATGGCGATGGTCTACAACCAACACCAGAACAAAATCATATTTGGGTACTGCGTTGGCAGTACCGTGATTTCAATTAGGTCAGCAACGATCAGCGGGGAGACAGTAACTTGGAACACCGCTATAAACATTGCGGTAAGCTTAACTGCCCCGTTTGTCTGTGGGTTGCAGGAGAAGGCAGGCACTCCGTATCTTTTGCTAACCACTTATGATAACGGATACAAAGCCAAGGCCTGGGTTGTTGAGGCAAACGGTGCAAGCATGTATGTCGGCACAGGTGTGCAGATAGTCGCGTCAGCTGCTTATTTCGACACTCTTGCTTACGACCAGACCAATGACAGGTTTATCCTTTGTGCGACGAATTCGACCACCTGGTACCTGGCATCGACGGCGGCAAGAGTGGTGTCGATGCTTGGCAGCGTGTCGGTATCATCTACGTTTTACTATGGGGCCTTTAGCGCCTGCTGGGACGCCGGGAAGGGAAAAGTTCTGATATGCGGAAAAGACGTAGCACAATACGGAATAGCCGCCTTGTGCTACGTTTCCGGCTCAACCTTGGTAATTGGAGACTTGGTTTACTTCAACTCATCGCAAACCCAATACCCTACCTGCGGGTATAGCGGCTATACGGACAGGGCAGTTATCGCCTATCAGGATGGGGGAAACTCTTTTTATGGCATGACCAGAGTGGTCGACACCGGCGAAATTGTCACCAACGCCGACAAATGGATCGGCATTGCAAACGCCGCGATAGCCAACGGAGCCCAGGGCCTCGTGACGATCAGGGGCGGCATCTGCTCCGCATTGTCGGGCCTGACAACCGGCATGACCTATTACATCGACGATTATGGAGACCTCGGGCAAGCAGGGTCAAGGATTTGCGGTGTCGCCCTGGCCTCAAACAAACTGTTAGTGTTAGGGAACGCATTATGATGAAAGCAGTTATTGAAACCGCCACGGGCCGGGTCGCTTTCCTCCGCCCAGCCGACTGCAGGCTTAATGTCACCGAAAGGGGACTCACCGGTGCTCTCCGGGCCTTAGATATCATGCCCGACACGCACCATGTCGAGATAGTGCCAGATAATCCAGACTTCGTAGGTGGGGCATGGGGGTGGATAGGCGGGGAGTGGGTGGTTATCGATCAAGAGAAGTATCAATCTTGGCAGACTGATCAGCAAATCCGTCTCGGCATCCAAAGACAAGAAGAGTGCGGTGTGGCCATCCAAACGATGCTCAACGAGGAGGCAAAGAAGTATCGTTACGACTCAATCTATAATTTAGGGATATACGAGGGGCGGCTACCAGAAGCGACACCCCTCGCCGACTGGGCGGCCGCTTGCTGGAAAAAGTCTTTTGAGATTGAGCAGGAGGTGCTGGCCGGTTCCAGGCCCTTGCCAACGGTAGAAGAGGTAATGGCCGAAATGCCTACTTTTCAACTCCCTCCCCCATAATCTTAGGACGGGACTGGGGAGGGTTGCACCCCTCCCCGAACCATCTAACCGTGCGCTAACACGGAAGGAGGTCCGCAGGTTCACCTGCTATAGCCCCGATGCACGCTGAGGACAGCGCACGGGGTTAGTAGCATATCACCTGCATTACCGCAAGGAGCCTTTCGTGGCATCATTGATACCCTATTTTGGCGGCAAGAGCCGCCTCGCTAAAACCATCATCTCAAAATTCCCGGCGCACCAGTGTTATGTCGAGGTGTTCGCCGGCGCGGCCAATGTCTTTTTCGCCAAGGAGGCCAGGGGCACCGAGGTGATAAATGATCTCGACCGCGATCTGATCACCCTCTACCGGACAGTCAAGCATCATCCCGAGGAACTGCATCGCCAGTTTAAATTTACTCTAGTCTCCAGGGACGAATTCAACCGGCTGATGCAGGTCGATCCCGACACATTGACCGACATCCAGCGGGCCGCTCGCTATATCTATCTCCAGCGGATGTGCTTCGGCGGGCGTAGTCGCGGTCGGGTCTTCGGAACTTCTACAACCGGGCTACCCAGGCTCAACCTTTTCACCCTCCAGAAAGTTCTCGAGGAGGCCTGGATCCGGCTGGCCCAGGTAACCCTCGAATGCCTCGACTTCCGAGCCCTAATCCCTCGCTACGACCGTGAGCACACTCTATTCTTCCTCGACCCGCCATACTGGAAGATTAACGGCTATGAGCATAATTTCGTGGAGCAGGATTTCTACGATCTGGCAGAGGTGTTGGCCAACGTCAAAGGCCGGTTCTTGATGACCCTCAACGAGACACCCGAGGTGCGAAAAATATTTGAGAGGTTTTTAATCGAAGAGGTCGAGCTGAAATACTCGATGAGCAAAAAGGAAGGGAGTCGGTCCCAGGTGCGGAAGGAGCTTTTAATAAGCAATTAAAAGACGACAAAATGGGGCTGAAACGCGGTTCCAAACCTCGCGCGAATCGGTTTCAAACCATGCGCGCGGCTACACAATGATGATTAGCTTTGCGACCAGTACGCGACCAGCTCAACTTGAACTGGTCGCGACTTTCTGCATAACTACTTGAAATTACTGGTCGGAACGAGAGGATTTGAACCTCCGGCCCCCTGAACCCCATTCAGGTGCGCTACCAGGCTGCGCTACGTTCCGAAAATTGACAAGTTGTTTGTAGCACTTATACCCAGGGGCTGTCAACTCTTAGTTACAGCCCCTTGTTCTTTCCTGGGTCGAGTTGGGCAAGTATACCCTGTAACTCGATTTTAATCAGCTGCAGCAACGGCTGCGGGTCCTTTGCCCGGGTGCCGGGGTGCTCATTTTCCGCTCCCCCAGGGGTGCTACCCAGGCTCTTCAGATATTTCCTCGCTCCAGAGATGGTATAGCCCTGGTGGTGGAGCAGCTCCTTAATGTGGAGGAGATTTTCAATATCCTGGCGACGATACAGCCGTTGTTTCGATTTGCCCCGATACGGCTTGATCATGGCAAACTCCGACTCCCAGTAGCGTAACACGTGGGTTTCCACACCCACCAGTGTACTGACTTCACCGATGCGGAAATAGATCTTGTCCGGTATCGGCGGCAAGGCTGGAGTCGATCGTTTCACATTAAGTATCTATCGCCCTGAACTCTTTTTGAGATGGCTTACCTACCCCTTGAACGAAACCTCTATTAAAAAAACCTATGACCTGATGGCAGCTACTTGTTCAACCGCTCGCGCAGCCGTTTGCTCGGCCGGAAAGAGACCATCTGCCTTTTAGTGATGGTCATCGATGCCCCAGTGCGGGGGTTGCGGCCACGCCGGGGGGATTTATCCCGGACCGTCAGCGTACCGAACTGTACCAGTTTGATCGACTCACCGGCCACCATGGTGTCTTTCATGGTGGCAAAAATAGTGTCCACTATTTCAGCAGCATTACGCTGCGAGACGCCCAACTGTTCGTTAACGCTGACGGCCAATTCCTTACGGGTCACATTCTTTTTTTTCATTGCTCAAATCCTTGGCGATAACGGGCATTAAAATCTGTCATTAATGAATTCACAATTTTTTCATGCACTTTGTCAACCGATTGATCATCCAGGGTGGCGGTGGCCGAACGATAGGTGACAGAGAGTGCGACACTCTTATATCCCGTCTGAATGGGTTTGCCACGATATACATCAAAGATATCTGCTGATTCAAGATATTTTTGCTGCTGCGCCCGGATCGACCGCAACAGTTCCCCGGCCGGTACGCTGTCGGGCACCACCAGGCTGATGTCGCGTTTCACCGAGGGATACTTAGGCAGGGCGGCGAATTTTTTCCCTTGTCGTTCGAGGGTTAACAACCGGGCCAGATCGAGTTCAAAAAAATAGACCGGCTGCTTGATGCCAAAACCCTTCAGGGTCTCAGGGTGGACAGCCCCCAGGGTACCGAGCACAGTGGTGCCGTCGATGATCAGGGCGGTGCAGGCCGGATCACAATAGGGCGGGATCAACTCAGGCTCGGACTGAAACAACGAGGCCTGGCTACTGCCGGTGATACGCAGCACCATAAGGAGGTTGGTCACCACCCCTTTAATATCAAAAAAATCCGCTTCCTGGCCGGCGAAATAGAGCGACTCGGAGTCAGGATAGCGCTGGCCGCTGATGGCTGCGCAGAGCTGTAGCCGCTCCTCGGGCAGGCCATCAGCCTGCAGCTGACCGAAGACCTTGCCGGTCTCGAAAAGGCGGATGTCAGGCCGTTGGAAATTGATATTGCGGAGGATGTTTTCCAGGAGTCCCGGCAGGAGCATGGATCGCATTACCGCCTGCTCCTCGGACAGCGGGTTCAGCAGCCGGGTTACCCGGCGGCGCTGGTCGCCTACGGGTAAACGGCAGAGATCGAGGTGCTGCTCGGCGACAAAGCTGTAGTTGATCGCCTCATAAAAGCCCTGGGCAATCAGGATCTGGGCGGTCTCCTGGCGCAGCAGGCGAAGGTCGTCGCGTTTGGGGTAATCCATGCGGATGAAGGGCTGGCTGGTGGGGATGGCGTTGTAGCCGACCAGGCGGGCTACCTCTTCAATCAGATCGATCTCGCGCTCGATATCGATGCGG